GAAGCCGAACACAGCCATTAATCTTAATTACTACTACTGCAGGATTTAACAAAGAAAGTCCATGTTACCAATTACGAAAAGTTTGTTTAGATATAATTAAAGGTCACAAACACGATGACGCGGTTTTTCCCCTTATATTTTCTTTAGATGAGGAAGATGACTGGCAGGATAGTAATAATTGGGTAAAATCTAATCCTTCCATGAATGTCACTATTGGAATGGGTTATTTACAAGACCAATATACAAAAGCCATAAATGAAGGCGCTGCAAAGCAAATTGGTTTTATGACTAAGAATCTTAACTACTGGACAAACACCCATGCAACGTGGATTAATGAGAATATGTGGAATGAGTGCCAAATGGACATAAAAGAGGATTTTTTATTAAAACGTCCAGCCTTCGGAGGTTTGGATTTGGCTCAAACCGTAGATATAAGTGCATTTTGTTTGTTTTTTCCTGAATTTGACGGCAAACCAGCGTTTTTGTTGTGGAAATATTGGATTCCTGAAGATAACGTAAAAGAAAGAAGTTTAAGGGACGGAGTGCCCTATATGGATTGGGCGTTAAATGGAAGTATAAAGGTAACGAATGGTAATATAGTAGATAACGATGCTATTATTAATGACATTTACCTGTTATACCAAAAATACAATATAAGAAGTTTGGCTTACGACCCATGGAGGGCTACTCACGTTGTAATTTCACTACAAGAAAGAGGGGTAAATGTTAAGCCATTTCCTCAAAGTTTTCCGGAAATGAATACGCCTATTTGCGAATTTGAAAAAATGATAACAGGCAAAAAGATATTTCACAACGGAGATCCAGTTGCAAAATGGATGCTATCAAATGTGGCGTTGATTATTAATTCTACAGGCTTAGTAAAATTTGACAAAAGGAAATCTAATGAAAAAATAGATGGCATGGTTGCGGCTGCTATGGCTATTGGTGAGGCTATTGACCCAAAAAATAAAATTAATTTGGATTTTAATCTAATTATTGGATAAATTTTTTATTTGCTTAATAAGTTTATTATATTCATCTTTGTAGTATGGAGTTTATAAATAAAATAGTAAAGTTTATAAAAAGAAGTAGAATTTCCAATTTAGGGCCCGCTAAAGATTGGAAATTGTATCAAGAACTTTTTGGCACCAACCAAAGGCGTGTATCTCATGAAACTTCATTATCTATTCCTGCTTACTTTAGGGCTTTATCTATTTTATCGGAGCAAATAGCAAGTTTACCATTTTCAATTTATGAATTAAAATCAGATGGCAACGTGGTTGAGGCTATTAATCATCCAATGTATAGCTTAATCAAATATAGACCTTCAAAAAAATACGATACTTTTAGTTTTCGGGAAGCCATTGTTAGGCAAGCCGTAAACGGTTCAATGTCCACAAAATCAGGTAATGTTTTTATTATTCCTAATAGAAATCAGGCAGGTAATGTAATTGATTTGGTTTTGGTTGATGAACCGTGGGAAATGTATAAAATAAACGACGAATTTTACTATAAATTAGAATCCAATAATGAAATTTATAGCCAGTCCGAGGTACTTCACATAAAATCATTTAGCGATAATGGATATTGGGGTAAAAGTTTGATTGAGGCAGGAAAAACTACTTTTTCCAGAGCTTTACACGAAATTGATTACGGAAATGATGTTTACGCTAAGGGTACAAATCTTTCGGGTACTGTTGAAACCGATATGATTTTAAATGAGGATCAATTAAACGCAATTAAAAAAGGTTGGGCAGATAAATATTCAGGCCCTAACAATCAACAAGGCGTTGCATTTTTACAGGCTGGATTTAAATTTAAACCAGTATCTTCAAAATTAGATGCAGCCGATATTGACGCAAGAAAATTGACTATTGAGGATATTTCGAACCTTACTGGCGTTCCAGGCTTTCTTTTGTTAGGGCAAAACAATATTTCTGCAACAAACATAGAAATATTAAATAGAATCTTTGTTCAATACACTTTAAGGGCTTGGACTAAGCGAATAGAAAACGAGTTTAATACAAAATTATTTCCACAAAAGGATTGGGGTAAATATTTTGTTAAATTAGACTTAGATGAGTTGTATAGAGGTGATGTTATGGCTAGAGCAGAATTTTACACTAAACTTTATAATATTCGAGCGATTGCACCAAATGAAATTAGAAATCTTGAGGGTTTTAATCCTTATGAAGGTGGCGATAAGTTTGGCATGCCATTAGCATCTAATAGTAAAGAAGTCTCTAATCAAAATAATTAGCGATGCCATATAAAACCTATCCTCAATCGGCAAGCAATGCAGCAAAGAAAGCTTTAAAGCATAAAGAAGATAATGGCAGTAAGTGTGGTACGTCTGTTGGTTGGAATAGAGCAAGGCAGTTAGCAAATAGAGCGGCATTAAGTGAAGATGAAGTAATTAGAACATATAGTTTTTTAAGTCGTGCAAAAGTTTATGACCAGGGCAAATATTTTGATGAGAATGAAAATGAAATTTGCGGCTCAATAATGTACGATGCATGGGGAGGTTCAACGATGTTACCTTGGGCAGAAAAAACAGCTAATAAGATTATGGAAGACAGGTCAAATAATAATCAAATGGAAAGAAGATATTTTAATATCGAATTTAAAAGCGATATAGAAACTAGGGAAATAACTGGCATAGCTTCATCATTGAATAGAGCTTATGATATGGGTAGTTTTGATGAAGAAATAGATATGGATGCCTTTAATGATGCTGATTTTTCCGAGGCAGCCGCTTTATTTAATCATGATCAAAATATCGTGCTTGGTAGAGTTAAAAACAATACTTTAGTTATAAAAAGAGATGGAAACGCGTTGGTTTATAATATTTTTCCCCCGGAAACCCATGCAGCCGAAGATGTAATGAAATTAATTAAAAGAGGTGACATTTATCAATCTTCTTTTGCTTTTTCATTAATGGAAAATGGAGATAGATGGGAAATGAAGGACGGGAGAATGAAAAGAACGATTACAAAGATTAATAAAGTGTATGATGTTTCACCGGTAACTTACCCAGCTAATCCAAATACTACTGTAGCTTCAAGAAGCATGGAAAGACATATTCAGCAAAATGAAAAAGCGGAATGCAATTTCAATGAGTTTGTTGAATTTTTAAACAATTTAAAAAAATATTAACATGTTAAAATCCGATGAATTAAAGCAGTCGCGTTCCGCTAAAATAGAAGAAATGCGATCTTTAATTTCTGCCATTGAAACATTAGGGGCAAATGCCAACGATGAACAAAGGTCGAAATTAACAACTATTAGGAACGAGGTTACTAATATTGAAAGTGACATTGAAAATCACTTGATGTTAGAAGCCGAAGCCAAAAGAATGGCGGCTCCTGCTACTAGGGGTAACGAAAACAAAGTTAGCGATGAGCAAAGAGTAAAGAAAAATTACTCATTCCTTCGTGCCGCTAATTTAGTAGCCAACAACAAAAACTTAGACGGCTTAGAACTTGAAATGCACCAGGAAGCCGAAAGAGAATTTAAACAGGCTGGTATTTCTGCTTCGGGAAATCTTTACATTCCTAAAATGATTGTAAAGAATGAAAAAAGAGATATGACTGTTAGCTCCGCGGCTGGTGGTGGTAACACGGTACCAACTATTTTAGGGGATTTGATTCCATTTCTTGATCCTAGATTAGCGGTAATTCAGGCAGGTGCAACTTTGTTGACTGGCTTAACAGGTAACTTAGATTTTCCGCGTAATGATGCTGCGGCTACGGCAGTTTGGGAGACTGAAAATTCTGCCAACGATGAAACAAGCCCAACTTTTGACAAAATCAGTATGTCTCCAAATCGTTTAGGAGCGTTTACTGATATTTCAAAACAATTGCTTGTTCAGTCATCTATTGACGTGGAGAATTTTGTAAGAAATCGTTTGAGCGAAGCAATTAACAGGGCGTTGGATTACGCATTGATTAATGGCGACAATTCTACACAGCCATTTTACGGTATTTTAAATACTGCGGGTATTGGTTCAGTTGCGATTGGTACAGATGGAGGCCCGTTAACTTACAAGCACATAATTGATTTAGAAACTGCTTTAGCTACTGACAATGCTGATTTTGGTACTCTTGCTTATCTTACTACTCCTGGTGTAAGAGGTTTCTTAAAGAATACTGAGAAAGCAAGTGGCACTGCCCAGTTTGTTTGGTCAGATGGCGCGCCTCCTGTTGGTCAGCAAGGCATTAGAACCGATTTGTTAAATGGGTACCGTGCTTACGTTTCTACGCAAGTTCCAAACAACCTTACAAAAGGTGGTGGTACCAATTTGCATTCTGTAATTTTCGGAAACTTTGCCGAAATGCTTATTGGTCAGTGGGCTGGATTAGATGTTGTAGTTGATCCTTATTCATCTAGCAAAAACGCATTAGTTACCATTGTAGTTAACTCATGGTGGGATGCTGCGGTACGTCACGCTGCTTCATTTGCAGCTATTAAAGATGCAGATATTACTGGCATATAAAAATTAAAAAAATGAAGAATATTTTAATTGGTTTGTTTGTTTTTGCCGCTATTGGATTGACGGCTTTTGTAAACGACCGAAGCAAAACACTTGATGCAAATTATGATGATGCTTCAAGTACATTTTATAGCTATTCAGTAAGTGACACAATCACTAATACTGAAATAGACACTATTACTATTCCTGTTAGCTTGTTAAGCCCTTGGAGCGGTTATTGGTCGATTGTAGCTACTAATTTGTCAGGAACTACTTATATTTTGCCTACTGTCTTACAAGCTGCAAGTTCAACCGATTATACTAGCGTTGCAACTTTAGACACTTTAAACGTAAATGGTTTAGTGCAATCTAATGAAGATGCTATAATTGGTGGTACAAAATATAGATTAGTGTTAACTGGTGTTGGTACTCAATCAACCAGATATACTGCCTACTTTGTAGCTAAAAACCCATAAAATGAAAGTGAGATTTATAAAGTCTCCTTCAGGTTCGCCTCATTCCCTTGGATATTTTCAGGGGGATGAGGCAGAACTAAATGAGATTACGGCAAAAGAATTGATAGCTTTAGGAATAGCTATTGAGGTGTATAATAAGCCAAAAGAAATAGAGGCTAAAACAATCATTGAAAATACAAGTAGCACCAAACCAAAAAAAGCTATTAGAAGATGAAACCTTGGAGAGTAACCGTTGACCAGACAAATGAATTATGGACTTTATCCGAAGTCAAAAATTATTTAAAAGTTGAGGATTCATCGGACGACTCTTTAATCACTACAATTATTAAAGGTGCAAGAGAAGCGGTTGAGGCTAGACAAAATATTAGCACTTTAAATAAAACGATTGTACAAAGATTAGAAAGATTTCCATCTTCTTATAAAGTTGCTACTGATTATGAAAATGTAATTAAATTATTGGTTTATCCTGTAATTAGTGTTACTTCAATTACCTACTTAGACGAAAATGGCAATACCCAAACATTACCACAAAATTTATACGAAGTTGATACCTACAGAGGCATAATAGGTGAGGCAGTTGACCAGGACTTTCCAGATACTTATCTTTCATTGAATGATGTTACGATTACTTATGTGGCAGGATTTGGAACAAGTGCTACAAGCTGCCCTACTGATATTAGAATAGCTATTTTAAAAATGATAGCTAATATTTACGAGAATAGGACTGATAGTGTTTATAAAATGCCAACGGCTTCGGACGTAATGTTAAACAGACACAAATATGACTGGGTATAATAAGAATGAGGTTATTGGTAAAATGAAGGATCGGATTATCCTTCAAAACGTTACAAGAACAAAAACGTTAACAGGTTTTACAACCGAAGCATGGACAAATACTGCGACTATTTGGGCTTATGTGGATAGTAAATTATCGCGCTCAAATGAAACAGTTATTGAGGGTAAAAATACTGTTAAGAATGTAATTGAATTTACCATTCGGTATAATTCAAGTATTACCGAGGAATCAAGAGTTATTTTTAACAACAAAGTATATCAAGTAAAAAATTTAGCCGTAAGTCACGATAAGCGATTCATTGACTTTACAGGTTTTTATTTTGATAGCTACGCAACCGTTTAATTATGTTTATCAAACAATCAAAATTAGATAGACTTAGAAGATTGCAAGGCGATACCCAAAAGAAATTTACTAAAAAGGGTCAATTACTTGCTATTTACAATCTTGCTGAAGCTGTAGTTGAATTAGATAATTTAATGACTAATGTAACTGTTAGCAAAAGAAAAGAAATAGCAAAATCAGCGGAGCCAATAGCTTTAGCGGCTTATAAAAATCAAGTACCTATTTCAAAAAAGCCACATAAATATTATGTTAAGGGCGAAGGTTTAGTTTACAATATTATGCCTGGGAATTTACGTCGTTCTATTAAAATTATATCAGACGTAAAGAATTTAAAAAAAACTACTTCCTCAATAGGTCCATTGTACCAAACACAGGGTAAAGGAGCTACATTAGGAAGCGATGGTAAGACCGATGGGTTTTATGCGCACATGATTTACGGAAGTACAAAAGCATGGGTAAGGAAGGTAAAAAACAAAGCTGAAAGGGCTAGTCAAATGGCTGTTATTCAAAAGATGTCGCAAGAGGCATTAAGAATGGCAAAAGAATATCCTCGTAAATTTTGGGAGATATGATAGGTAAACTAATATATGCAAGATTGTCAACTGCTTCAAATATTACTGCTATTATCGGTACTAATATCTATCCTGATATTACGCCTCAAAATGTTGATTATCCATTTATTGTTTATTCCATCATTGATAGCAATCCAGTTGATTTTAAAGACGGACAAAGTAATTTAGAAGAGATTGATTTGCAAATTGACGTTTATACCCAAAATTACGACACTACTCAAAACCTAGCTAATTTAATTAGAAATAGATTAGACAGATTTGTTGGTACACTTGAGGGTGTTGAGGTGCAAACTATAAAATATGTTAGGCAAAGTTCACAGGTATTTAATGCAGAACTTTCTGTTTATTGGGTCAGTATTGATTTTATGATAAAAATGAAAAGATGAAACTAAGGCTTTTAAAAGAATGGAACGGAAAACAACCGGGTAACACTGGCGTTTTTCTTTCGGAATATGGTGAACAAATGATTAAAGACGGTATAGCAGAACTACTTGATGAAGATTATGTCGTAGAAGATATGCCAAAAAAAGAGGAAGTAAAACAAGATCCTGTTTACATTCCTATTCCTGTTCCTGCGGAATATTTCCAAAACGAAGATGAAGAAAATATTACTAAACAAAAAAATAAATAAATATGGCAACTACTGGCATAATTAATGGTACGTTGATGCGACTATACAAAGATAGTACTGCTATCGGTTACGCGACATCCTGCCAAATGAATATTTCATCTGCTATGCGTGAAATTCTTACAAAGGATTCTGCGGCTGGTGGATGGAGGGAAGTTAAAAAAGGGCAACTTTCTGGAACACTTTCTACGGAGGCGTTATATGCAGGCCCGGGCGATGCTTCAACCAATTATTTGTTTGACGATCTCTTTACCGACTTAGTCGCAGGTACCGCATTGACCATTAAGTTTACAACCGACGTTGTGGGTGATAATGTTTACACAATGAGTGCCATTTGTACATCATTAGACTTGAATGCTGGCGTGGAAGAAAATGTAAGCTATTCAGCATCATTCGAAGTTACGGGAGCGATTGTAAAAACTGTTAAAGCATAATTTAAAAATTACCTAAAATGAAAACAATAAAAATAGCTAATGCGGACATTCCAATTAAATTTGGTATGTTCGTTTTAGGTACATTTTTAAGGGAGAGGAAATTAAAACTTAGTGACCTCTCCCAACTTGGCGAAGATCTTCTTTTAGCCCTTGAACTTGCTTTTGCAGGTGTTCAACAAGGGTATAAAGCTAAAGGCGAAAAATGTCCTTATGATTTACAATCCTTTTGCGATTTAGTCGATACTGATATGGGTGGTATAGCTCGTATAATGGAAATGATTTCAAACGAGATTTCACCTCCTGAAGATGAAAGCCAAAAAAACGTAGTGGCGAAGGCGGAGAACTTACCCTTGAATACATCGAACGCTTTTGTTTCGGAGTTTTAAGATTCCCTCCTTCGCAATATAACGACATGAGTTTTAGAGAGGTTGTTATGGCTATGCAAGGCTATAATAATTTCTTTGAACAACAGGAGCAAACCGAATGGGAACGATTAAGATGGCAAACAACTTTATTACTAAATGTCCATACGGCAAAAGGTAAGAGTTTAAAGCCTAAAGATTTAATTGAATTTCCATGGGAGAATCCAACCAAAAAAGAAACTAAAAGAAGTTTGACAAATAATGACAAGTCAATATTTGACAAATGGGATAAAGAAGCATAAATGGCAATAGGTAAACTACTTTTAAAGCTGGGTATTGATACTACTAATCTTGATAAAGAGTTAGGTAAGGTAGAAAAATCTATGACTAAGTTTGGTAATACGATGAAGAACGTAGGTTCTAATCTTACTACATCATTGACTATGCCTATTGTCGGGCTTGGCGCGGCTGCTTTAAAGTCTTTTGCAGATATGGAAAGACTTGAAGGAGGTTTAACTGCCATTATGGGTAGTAGTAAAGATGCCGCAGCCGAAATGGATAAGCTTCGTAAAGTTGCCGAAAATCCTGGGCTTGCATTACCTCAAGTCGTTAAGGCTTCGGCTTCTTTGCAATCTGTAGGAATGGATGCCGATAAAGCTAGAAATGTTATAACTCAATTTGGAAATGCTGTCGCAAGAGCGCAAGGTGGTCCAGAAGAATTTGCAGGCGTAATATATGGTTTAACTCAAATAAGTAGTAGTACAAGTATTCTTGCAGAAGATTTAAACATAGTAAAAGAAAGGCTACCAGAATTAAATGATATTTTATTAAAAACTTTTGGCACAAATACTGCAGAAGGTTTAAGAAATTTAAATATTAGTAATACTGAATTTATTGATGTTATTACAAATCAATTAAGTGTATTAGATAGGGCAAATGGTGGTTTAAATAATTCTTTTGATAATTTAAAGGATAATATAAACGCATCTTTAGCAGAACTTGGAAAAACAATCAATGAAACATTAAAATTAGAAGTTGTATTTGATAATGTTTCAAAAAAAATACAAGAGTTAGTAGATAAATTTAAAGCATTAACACCAGAGCAACAAGAAAACATAGTAAAATTTGGCTTAGTAGCTGCTGCAATCGGTCCTCTTATTTTAATCATTGGTCAATTTGCAACTTCAATATCTAGTATTATAACATTAACAAAAATATTAATACCGCTTTTTAGTGTTATGACTGGTGGAGTTGGCTTACTTGTTTTCGCTATTGGTTCTTTAGTTGCTTATTATGCAACTACCGATGAAGGGCAAAGAAGCCTATCAAAAACAGGAAAATTATTATCAGAATCTTTTGATAGAATTAAAAAAGCATTTCAAACTACTTTAACATTACTATCTAAACTTCAACCTTTATTTGATTTACTTTTATTTGTATTTGGGAAAATAGCGGTGTTTACTTTTGAAGTAGTTTTGTCTCAAATAAATGCGGTTTTAACTTTTATTAATTTTGTGTACGATGGAGCCGTAAATTTATTAGAAACTTTAAGGTTAATTAATAAGCAAAAAGTTAAACCTGAAATTGAAGTTGGATTTGGTGGTGGTTCGGCTGGTAAACCTAGTGGAGCAGGTGGAAGCTGGGGCGATGACACAAAAAAAACAACAACAACCGACTCTCCCGAAGTAGCCGCAATGAAGGCTAAAATAAAAGCTTTAGAAGATTCGTTAAAAAATACAACTAAAAATAAGGCAACTCCAACTACAGAGCCAAAAGGAAATAGTACTTTAGATGCAATCAAAGAAATGCAGACTAATAAAAGTATGATGCAATTTGAAATGTTAAATGTCAACACGCTTCCTACTTTAGATTTGATTCCTAAAAAATTAGAAAGTATTACGGCTGCCAACGAAAGATTAAAAGAAACTAATTTATCTTTAGCTAATTCATTTGATGCTATAACACATAGAGTACAAAGTGTTGAGGGTGCATTAACTCCAATGCAAAATATATTAGTTGCGGCAACAGATGCTTTTTCAAATATGGCAATGCAAGGTGAAACCGATATGAAAAAGTTAGGTAGCGCAGCCATGCAAGCCGCAAGAATGATTATTAGCGCATACATAAAAGAAGGTGTAGCAGGTATTATAAAAGGTATATTAGGCGGCCCATTAGGTAAAACTTTAGGGCCTGGTGCCTTAGCCGTAGCAGGTGCGGCAGGTGCAGGTGCAGCCGTTTTATTTAATACAATGCTTAATAAAGTTGCTCCTCCAAAACTTGCACAAGGTGGTTTAGCATACGGCCCAACAATGGCAACTGTAGGGGATAACAGAAACGCAAGAGTTGACCCGGAAGTAATAGCACCTTTATCAAAATTAAAGGGAATGTTAGACGGTGGCGGATCACCTTACATATTAACCACCAGAGTAGCTGGAAGTGATTTACTTGTAATCATGGAAAAAGCTAGAAATATTAATTCAAGAATAAGATAATGGCTGCAAGATATACATCTACATTTTATTCAGAAAAAGGTCGTAAATATTACCTAGTAATAGATGACAGTACCTTTTCAGGAATGACTTATGACATAGATGTTACAGGAGCGCAAATAGAATGGCAAGCCGATGTTGAAAACGGTTTAGAAAGATATGCACCAATAATAGGAAGTAATTTTAAGTTTACTTATATTATTGATACAGAACAAAAACAACAATTATTAACCGACTTTTTAACGGCACCAGAGGGTAGATTTACTATTCAATTAATAGGTTACGACACATCTAATGCACCAAACTTTTATTGGTATGGCTATATTTTAGCAGACCTAATTGAGTTTGACGATATTCCTTTAGAGATGGGATATAATTACACCATAAATGCTATTGATGGCATAGGGTGGTTAAAAGGAATTGATTATAAGCCCGATGGTAGTGATATTTATCAAGGTGACGATACAATTATAAATCATGTAAATAATTGCCTTCAAAAACTTACATACGTTCAATCAATATATGGCACATCTATAGGGGTTTTGGCTAGCGCGTTCCAATGGCATGAGGATTCATGGACGTATGATAGCGCTATAGACCCACTTCTTAGAATGAGGGTAAATCATAAAGTTTTTTACACGATAGATAGTAAGGGTAATTACACTTACATGAAGTGCTATGATGTTCTAAAAAGAATGATGGTGCCATTAGGTTTAAGGTTCTTTTTTTCGGATAGGAAATTCTTTATGGTTCAGCCAAATACTTATTTGGATTCAGCCGTTACAATTAATATTTATTATCTAACATCTACTTTATTACAGCAAAGTAGTTTTCAATCAAGTATTGAAAATGATAACTATTCCGAAACAAATAAAATGCTTCGTTTTAGTGGTGGCAAATGGGGATATTACGGGCATATAAAGGATTTGGATATTGAGTACGAGCACATAGCGTCGGTAAATTTATTGTCAGGTAAAATATTTAATAATTTAAACACTGAATTTTTTAACTCAAAAGATTTAGATTACAATAATGATGAAGCTACTATAACATTTACTTCGGTAATGAAATATAGAGATAGTCAGGTAGGTTCAAGTACGATTGCAGAACATATAGTAGAAGGTTCTTTTGTTATTGAGCTACGACCTATCGTCGTACCATTAATAGATTTTTTAACCGCAAACCGTTCACCTGAAATTACCACATGGACATTAGGCAGCGGATGGACTTTTTCCGATGGAGGCGGAGCTGCTTTAGGTCACGCAAAAGCAACTAACGCAACGGGCGATTTGGTTTACACTAATTTTACTCCTACAAATGGTGCGACTTATTATGTATCTTTTGGTATTGAGGTTACAAATGGAACGCTTGTTTTAAAAATGGGTAGTGATACTTTTAGTATTACAACCACAGGAGAATATTATGAAAGAATTGTTTGTATTTCAACCCAACAATTAACCTTTGACCCTAGCGGCACATTTAACGGGAAAATTAATTACGTTAAAATTAATCATGTAAAATACTGGCTAAAAAGAGATATAACTTACAATGGTTTTCAGCATACTTTTTCTGCTCAAAGCTGGGAGCAAACATTTAGCTATTATAAATTTATTATACCGGGTGGAGCGACAACATTACCTGCTGCAGGTGGAACTGTAGATAATATTATCGTAAATTGGACTACCCCAACAATGCCTGAAAGTGGAGATGTTGGTGTAAGGTTTTTATTAAGTAGGATTCAGACGGCAACGAACACGGATTTACTTACAAGCTATCTTAAATTTTACGAGTTAGGTAATTTGTTTATGGAACATTTAGCGGCTGGGAATTTAGGAGGTCAAAATGATGTTATTGTTTATGGCTCATTTAATAATGACACAAGTAGTATAAGTGTTAAAAAACGAGTGTTTATTGGTGACGGCCCATCATTAGGCAGTCCGGGTGCAATAAGAGTAAAGAACGATAGTAACACATGGCAAATAACCGACGGGACTGGATGGCGTGTAAAAAATATAGGTGACGGAAAAAACATTAATCAATTATTGGTAAATGAAATTATTAAAGGTCAGTTGTTTCCGGTAAGAAAAATGCTTAATATGTCTTTTCAGGTTTTAGATAATGATAATCCATGGTACCCTCATGTAGCTATTGAAAATAACGATGTTAAATTTATCATGGAAACGGCTACTATGGAATTGAAAACAGATATTGTGCAAGGTACATTTATTGAAATTATAGACCAGTCATAATGCCATACACGGAAAAAACAGTATTATTTAGAGGATTAGATTTTGATTCAGGTAGAACGCCAAATCATTCGGCTGGAGGCGTGGCTGGAACAGGATCTACGACGCCAACAAATAGCACTCCAAATACACAGAATAGTAGTGTTACAAAAGTGTTTAAAGAATCCTTTTTAAATAGCTACACAGCTATTTTAACCGTCACAAAAAATGCAGGCGTATTACCTTCAAATTTAGAGCAACTTTTAATTTTCCAAAATGGTCAGGAATTAATTAGTAGTCAATTCTCCGTTGCTGGGTCAGTTATAACAATAGATTCATTTACTCATTACGATGGTTCTAATTATGTCATATTTTTTATAATTGTATAATGGAAGAAATTAAAGCACCAAAAAAAGAAAGAAAATTTTTAAAAGCCATTGGAAATATTGGTAAAGTTTTAGCGGAAGAGTTAGTGATGGGAATAGCAAGAAAGTTTATCGGCAAAGCCATTGACAAAGTAGGTAATAAAAAACAAGGGCTTGTTATTGCTTTTATTGTTTTGGCTTCATCATTTGTATTTGCACAATTTCCTACAAATACTAATAAGCAAAGATTAGGTTTTCAGACCACCGCGGACGGCCTTGTTTGGCGTGGTTCAATTTCCGACACAGCAGCCATTCAACCCGTATCAAATCAAAACTCCTGGGTAATTCTTGATACCGTTAACCTAAAAATATACTCCTTTGATTTTACTTCCAACGTTTGGAATCAAGTAGGCGGCGGTGCTTTTGCACAACCTATTGACTCATTATTTTTTAAAACAAGTGTTCCTCCAAACAATGTTGACACTGCAAAAATGCGATGGGATTATGAGTTAGGTACGGTTGTACTGGGAATGTATGATGCCGTGCCTAATGAATTAGGATTCAAAAATTTTTGGCTTGTAAAAAATCAAACGGGTTCAACCATTACAAAAGGAAGTCTTGTATATGCTAATGGCACCGTTGGAGCAAGTGGAAGAATATCGGTATCAAAATTCATAGCAAACGGCACAATAGATGCAAAATTGCTATTAGGAATAATGGCACATGATTTAAGCAAAGGTGAGGATGGCTATGTTATTTCCTTTGGCAAAATAAGACAAGTTAACACTGATACCTTTGCGGCTGGTGCTATTCTTTATCCTTCGCCAACGGTGGCAGGTGTTTGGACAGACGTTGAGCCTGTTGCACCAAATCTTGATATGCCAATAGGCTTTTGCATTAACTCGTCCTCAAATAATGGTACCATAGCCATTAGGGTGGCATCGGGTTATAGTTTAAATGAATTGCATAATGTGGCTATTTCTTCACCGGTTGAAAAATCAAGTTTATATTATTCTGGTGGATTATGGAGAGATACAACGCCAACACTCTTAGTAAGTGATACGGCTGCAATGTTAGCCAACTATGCAACCAAAGCATACGCAGACACAACAGGTCGATTATATGCAAGACAGGATTATACCACAGGCGTAACAACGTCAACCTTAACTTGGACACAAACAGACACTTTAATTCCTGGGGGAGTTACCTTTATTCAAGTGTATCGCAACGGACAAATCTTATTACCTTCTCAATACACCGTGCCAACGTCAACAAGCGTGGTTATTTCAGCTTCATCATTCAAAGTTAACGATAATTATACGGTAATATTTCCCCGTGGTGGTGGTGCTGGTTCGGGTGGAGGATCGGGAAGCCTTACCTCAATTTCTGGTGGTACGGGAATAACGGTTAGTCCTAATCCAATAACAACCACGGGCACGGTGTCGGCTGATTTATCTGTTTTAATGGAGTTAACCGATACAAGTTTATTAAACCTTACTACAAGGTTTGCATCAAAATTAAATCCATCTGATACTATATCATTATCAAATAGAATAGATACAAAAGGAACAGGCACTGTAACAAGTGTCGCAAGCGGTTTTGGTTTACTTGGAGGCACAATTACAACGACGGGAACTTTACGTTTAGATACGACAACTATTTACGCAAGGTTGCAAGATTCGATTAATGTAGCTATTGGAAATGATACCATAAAGATTTTAAAACAAGAATATCAACCAGCTTCATCAAGTGTTTTGACGTGGACGATAACGCCAAAATTCCCTATTCAATTAAAGGCGTATATTTTGGTGTTCAGGAATGGGCAACTTTTGAACAATGACCAATATAATTTAACTGACACAAATAAAATTACCATTGTTTCCACATCATTTAAGGTAGGAGCTAATTACACCGTAGCCACAGTAAGTGGTATTGGTTCAATAAATACAGGTGTGTTCCCAAATCCTATTTACCCAGATGCAGGCATAGCACTTTCAACTGGTTCAACGTGGGCATCATCTATTCCAAATAATTCAAGTAATTGGAATACCGCATTTACCGATAGACTAAAATGGGACGGAGGTAGCACTGATTTAGTGCCATCTACGGGCCGCACAAGCCTAGGAGGTACAACCATTGGACAATCAATGTTCACTTTGACAAATCCTTCGGCAATAACTTTTCCGAGGTTTAATGTTGACAATAGTGTTTCGGCTTTAACGGCTGCTAACTTTAGGAGTGCTATTGGTGCAGGTACTGTCACAACGGTAAATGCTTCAGCTACTTCGGGTAATCCAATTTCAATAGATAACAACACAACTACTCCAACAATAGAATTATTAAGTGCAACAAGCGCAAGAAATGGGTATTTAACTTCAACCGATTGGACTACATTTAATAATAAACAAAATGCTTTATCTAATGCAAGTGCAAGTGTAAGTGGTATTTTAACATCAACAGATTGGAGCACCTTTAACGGTAAGCAAAATACTATATCACTTACTACAACAGGAACAAGCGGATTGGCTACATTTAATGGCACTACTTTAAATATTCCTAATTACACAGCATCAGGAGGAACGGGTACCGTTACCAGTGTAGGTTTAACCGCACCTTCTATATTTAACGTAGGCGGTTCACCTGTTACAACAAGCGGCACTTTAGCCCTTACATATAGCGGTACTGCTTTACCTTTATTAAATGGTGGTACAGGGGCAACTACAGCCGATGGAGCATTGACAAATTTAGGCGCAACGGCTCAAGGAAAATTATTGTTTGGGATTACAAATACCGTATCTGATAAATTTATTAAAGTAAATACCAATAACACAATTACCCTTTTAAATGCAGCTGATACTAGAACGGCTATTGGGGCAACTACATTAGGTTCTAATTTATTTACATTAAATGGAATAGGAACAATAGCATTTCCTCAAGTAAACGCAAACAATACCGTAACATTAATATCTGATACACAATTAAAAAATGTCATCGGAGCAGGAAGCGTTTCAAGTGTTGCAATGACTGTTCCTACATTTCTTTCAGTATCTGGCAGCCCTATAACAACAAGCGGCACTTTAGCATTATCATTAAGCGGTTCGCCGTTACCAGTTTTAAACGGTGGTACGGGAGGCACAAATGAGACAGATGCAAGAAATAATTTAGGTGCAGCGTGTAAGTCGTGTACGGAGACGTTATCGGGAAATAAAACATTTACGGGGACTATTAACGTTTCATCTACAGGAACATTTGGAGGTAGGGTAAATACTCCATGGCTTGAAAGAACATACACATCATCTACGGCAACATCATTGACAGTTAGCGTAAATACAACATGGTTAAACATACATCAAGATGCTACCGTTACACTTACATTGCCAAATGCAGCTACTTATCCTGGCAAAGAATTAATTATTAAACAAACAGGCAGCGGAAATGTATTATCTGCATCCTCAAATATAATTGGTTTTACAACATCATATCTTGGTGCGACACAAACATCAATTATATCTCCTGCTACTTATAGATTTGCAACACTTGTAAGCGATGGAACAAATTGGATTATTATGCAAAGAAATAATTAAAAACATAAACATGAAACAACTCCTTTCCCTCTTCCTCTTCCTTTTGCCTTGCCTTGCATGGGCACAGTATCCGAGCAATGGCAATCAAAAGATAACGCTTGGAGAACAGACCACTGCCGACGGGCTTATTTGGCGGGGCGTGGCGGCTGATACCACATTGACTGCAAAGAGCGACACGGCTGCTTATTTTGTACTTGATACGGTTAACATAAATCTTTATACATACAAGGCTTCGGCAACGGGGCGAAAGTGGAGGCAACTTGGAGCGGACACGGCAGCTATTGCGTATGTAAATACCTATGGAACACAAACGGTAAATGGTGAAAAAACATTTACAAGCGCAGTCACGGGAACAAGGTTTAATCCAACAAGTTCAAGCGCAACGGGCACGGGAATGTATTTGCCATCAGGAAATACACTTGGTTTTTCAACAAATGGTACAAAAAAATTAGAAATAAATTCAAGGGGTGATATTGGTATGTCGCGTTCACCTCAAAATTGGGGTATTGGTAATTCATTAGATATAGGTAGTGTACCTTTTAGTTTTCATAATTCAAATTCTATTGGTAATATGATTAGCTATAATCTTTATTATAATGGTGGATTTAAAAGAGCAATAACAGGAGAAACCTTAAATTATATAATAGATATTGAAGGTCATAAATTTTCGGCTGATGCTTCTGGTAATGCAAATACAGTATTTACACCAACCGAAAGAATGCGCATAACAAGTGCTGGTAACGTTGGGATTGGAACTGCAAGTCCAACAGAAAAACTTCACGTTGCTGGCAATGCAAGGATAACAGCTATGAATGGTATAAATGATATAGGAGCAGACGCAAACGGTGTTTTACAAGCTGCAACATCTGACATGAATTTAAAAAATACAATAGAGAATAGTCCTTTTGGATTAAAAGAAATATTACTTTTAAATCCCGTTACATTTTTATATAATGATACTAATAGAAAAATTGATAGCGACGTAAAAGAAGTTGGTTTTATTGCTCAAGATGTTTTCGATATAATACCTAACGCAGTTTCATCAACAGGAACAAGTGATTTGCAACTTGATTATCGAGCCATTACTGCAACTTTAGTCAAAGCCATACAGGAACAACAAGCCCAAATTGAGGCACTAAAACAAAGATTATTAATCCTTGAAAATAAATAAAATGAGATATCTATTTTTATTCCTTCCCTTGTTTTCTTTTGCGCAAGACGTTGTCAAAGATACGGTGTACATACAAAAACAAGGCAACATTTATTACATTATTCAGCAAACAACTTTGTCTGATAGCACTGTGACTGGCTCAAAGCAAATATTAGGCGATAGTGCAACTGCTATTCAAAGCCTTGTAACCGATGCCGAAAGGCAAAGTAACACGTTAGCTATTCATGCAAAGCCTTTAATTACTAAAGGCAAAACAGTACAAAGAATTAACTATTACAATGATTTGCACGTTCAAATTAGCGGTAAGCCTGTGTATTTTACCACGGCACAAAGAGACACGGCAAAGTTTTTGGGAGATTGGAGGCTAAATTTTAACGGTGAAATCATTGATGGAGTTATTGAGTTAAACAGCAACAAGCGTTTAATCTTCAACCCAGACAATGGCAAAGTGTATACCATTTCAACCAATCTACTTTTATCTACATTTACCAATCAAGTTTCCTTTGCCTTTAACGGTGTTAAATACGATTTGTACAAATATGCTGATGGCAAGTTTGCAACGGTGGATGGTGATGTACGGCT